ATTTAATGTAACAGAACTTAACCAAATTGATTTTAACCAAGTATTTGAAACATCAATCGATACAGTTAGAAAATCAGTTGATGAAACAAAAACATTTGTAAAATGGGAAGGAGATAACGTACCAACATCAATAGACGCACTTACAACAAAAGAATGGCCATACACCTATATTGAAATATTTAATATTCTTAGTACTAGTGAATGGACTAAAGAAATGCAAATGCCATGAGTACCTTATCAGGTGGACTAAATGTAGTGTTATGACATTTAACCGTTCAACACCAACCATAACAAAACAACAAACGTTATCAGTAAAATATTTTACAACCCCTCAACAAATAATTTTTAATTAAAATAAAAGGAATAATATTTATAGAATATGTCAAGTTTACCAATATCACAATTACCCGAATTAACAGGATTAACTTCTAATTCTGAATTACCTGTTTCACAAGGTGGGGTTACATATAAAATTAAAAGAGGTAATATGGCCACAGGTAAATTCTATGGTTCTTTTTACCATTCCACCACACAATCTGGATTTACAGCAAATACAACATACATTTTAAGTGCTTCAACAATTTCAGAAAATAATGGTATAACAGTCAATAATGGAACTGATTTTACCGTTTCAAGTGGTGCAACATATAATTTACAATTTTCCGCTCAAGTACAAAAAACACAGGGAGGTTCTTCTGAAGATATGTATATATGGTTGAGAAAAAATGGAGCGGATGTTCCATCTTCTAACACAAAAATAACTTTTGCCAATAATGGTGTTTTATTGGTTGCTTCTTGGAATTTTGTAATAACATTATTGGCAAATGAATATTTACAATTAGCGTTTCAGGTAACCGACCCACATATAATTGTTTTTGCTGCACCATCAAATAGTGTACCCGCAATCCCATCGGTTATTGTTACGCTTGTACAAATCTAATTAATTCTGTATGTCGGTAGTAATTAATGATTTAATAGATAGAGAAACAGGTAATATAAAAACCACATACACCAATTCAGGTAAACCATACGGTGCGTTTAAAAGTACCTCGAATCAATCAGGATTTACCGTTAATTCTACTTATATTGCTTCTTCACCTACCGTTACAGAAAACGGAGGAATCACCGTGGTTAATGGTACCGATTTTAAAGTTCCAAGTAACGGAACATATGCAATGCAATTCTCCGTTCATTTGAAGAAAACTCAAGGTACTGTAAATAAAACAGTAAATCTTTGGTTAAGAAAAAACGGTACAGACATTGCAGATACCGACACAGAAATTACACTTTTTAGTAATAACAGAATTAATATGACATTATTTAATTTTGTTGAGACCTTAAATGCCGATGATTATATACAACTTGCATTTAGTGTCAGTGACTCAAACATAATTTTAGAAAATACAACAGGAGTACCATCTGTGACATTTACTATTGTTCAAACCTAACTATTTATAGAATATGGAATTTTTTATTAGACAAGGCGCATCAGAACCTATTTTAAAGTTAAGAATGATTGACGACGGTAAAAACGACAAGTCAGGTTTCAACGATTCTTTAGAAAGTTGTGACATCACGTTTGATATGTACGATGTGGAAACCGGTGAACCTGAAATTTTAAATTCTGATTGTTACATTACCACAAGAGATAAAAAATATCATCAAACAACTGATGAATATTATATTGTTCATCGTTTTACTGAATCTCAGACTTCTAAGGTTGGAAAATATGAAGGAAAAATAACAATCCAATTCTTAGATACTAGTTTAAATCCAACAACCAAACTCATTTTACCCGTTAAGGAAAAATTATTTATCACCATATTTTGATAATTCAAAATAATTTTGTATAATTGATAGTAAGACAAATTACAACAATTCCGTTGTAAGTTAATGTGTCACCTTTAAATTATATAACATGAGTGAAGTCATTTCGCAAGAAACCATTGAAGGTTTCTTAAACGGTTGGGACCCCGAGCAGTATATCGTTGGGGTTGAGTACGATTACAGAACCAACAAAATCTACAAAATTATTCAGGACCCTGAACAGGGAAAAATTGTTAAACCCGACACCTTTACACCATTTTTATGGGTTGGTGACTTATCCGGTCTAAACTTTTACCAAAACAACAAAACCCTTCAAAAGAAAAAGATGGGTGAGTATGGTATTCTAATTGAGAAATTGGAAACGGGTGGAAATGAAAGACTTGAGGCTGGTATGAATTACTTGGTCAAGAGTTTAAAAGGTTACACTGAGTTAATCAATTTCTTTAAACAAGGTGGTTTAGACCCATGGGGAGAAAATGTGAGACAACATTTTACAATCCTTTCTCCCGTTGAACAGTATTTGATTCAAAAGAAAAAAAGATTATTCAAAGGTATTGACGATTATTCGGGTGTTCATCGATTTGTATTCGATATCGAGACCACAGGTTTGGAACCTGAAACCAATACGATAATTCTTATTGGAGTCAAAGACAACCGTGGTTTAAACAGAACAATTCCCGCGTTCGGTGAAGACGGTGAGAAAAATTGTATCGAACAATTCTTTGAAATCATTAGAGAATTAAAACCAACAATCATAGGTGGTTACAACTCCGCTTTCTTTGACTGGCCGTTTATTTTAAAACGTGCCGAGATTTTAGGTGTGGATGTAAGTGGACTAACTCAAATCTTTACTTCTCAAGGAATGAAAGAGAAAGAAGGTGTTTTGAAACTTGCAAACGAAGTTGAACCTTATACCCAACACGTTATTTGGGGATTCAACATTATCGATATCGCACATGCGGTTAGAAGAGCACAGGCAATCAACTCTGAGATTAAATCGTGGGGTTTGAAATATATCACACAATATCTTGAAAAAGAAAAACCTAATCGTGTTTATGTCGATGGTTCTCGAATTTCTAAGATTTATTTGGATAATGAGTTGTATTATGTAAATCCTAAAACAGGAAAATATAAACAGATTGGTGAACCCGGTACAGATGGTTTGATGGAAAAGTATCCGGGTAAATATGAAATATGGTCAGGTAGTAGAATCGTTGAACAATATCTTGACGATGACTTGTATGAAACTATGGTTGTGGACGATTCGTTCAGTCAATCAACTTTCTTACTTTCTAAACTTGTACCTACAACATATGAAAGGATTGCAACAATGGGAACGGCAACACTGTGGAAAATCATCATGTTAGCATGGTCATATGAAAACAACTTGGCCGTTCCAATCAAAGCAGAAAAACGTGCAATTACGGGTGGACTATCTCGTCTATTGAATGTGGGGTACGCTAAAGACATCGTTAAGTTTGACTACTCTTCACTTTATCCGTCCATTCAATTGGTTTATGATGTATTCCCTGAATGTGATATTATGGGTGTACAGAAATCGATGTTAAAGTATTTCCGTAACATTCGTATCAAATACAAACATTTAGCTGGTGAATTAAAAGATAAAGACCCTGTACAAGCAGAAATGTACGACCGTAAACAATTACCAATCAAAATCTTTATCAACGCATACTTTGGTTCATTATCGGCACCACATGTATTTCCATGGGGAGATATGGATAAAGGAGAAACAATCACATGTGTGGGTAGACAATGTCTTCGTATGATGATTATGTTCTTTGAGAAGAAAGGTTATAAACCACTTGTAATGGATACGGACGGGGTAAACTTCTCGACACCAGATAATGTAAATGAAACTGTTTACATTGGTAAAGGTTTAAATGAATTAGTAGTTGAAGGTAAAGAATACCGTGGTATTGAAGCCGACACCGCAGAATTCAATGATATCTTCATGAGAAATGAGATGGGGTTAGATATTGACTACACCGCACCTGCATGTATTAACGTCTCAAGAAAAAACTACATCATTAAATTGATGAAGAAAGGTAAAGAGAAAATCAAATTAACGGGGAACACAATCAAATCTAAAAAACTACAACAATATATTGTGGAGTTCTTGGATGAAGGTTTCAAATATTTGTTAAGTGGAGATGGATTGTCTTTTGTTGAATTGTATTATCAATACGTAGATAAGATTTATAATAAAGAAATTCCACTTTCTAAAATAGCAAATAAATCTCGTGTTAAACAATCGGTTGCCGATTATAAAAAACACATTCAAAAAACAACCAAGGCGGGTTCGTTAATGTCACGTCAAGCACACATGGAGTTAGTTATTCAAAATGATTATCCTGCGGGTCTTGGTGAAACTATTTTTTATGTGAACAACGGTAAAAAGAAATCTGATGGTGATGTTCAGAAAGTAACTAAACCAACTAAGAAACAACAAGAAGAATTTTTAGCTGAGTTTGGTCATTCAATGCCAAATAACTACATTCAAATTAATTGTTATATGGTTCCTGAAAAGGAATTAATAAACAATCCAAATTTAACAGGTGATTATAATGTTGCTCGTTATTTGAGTAATTTTAATAAAAGAATCGAACCATTACTTTGTGTATTCAAACCTGAAATTCGTCATGATATTTTAGTGGAGAAACCTGAAGATAGACAGTTCTTTACTAAATCACAGTGTGAATTGGTTAACGGTTTCCCATTAAAAGAAGATGGTCAGGATAAATACGATGAGGTGATGACCCTATCTGATGGTGAGGTTATATTTTGGAACCGAGTTAGTCGTGACCCATTCTTTATGTACGTAGAGGATAGTCTTAAACTTGCCGACCCGTATTGGGTTGACCACAATAGAAAAGTTGTGAGTCTACAGGCAGAAAGTATTAAGAGTAATGAGGATGAAATAATCGAAACCAATGGTAACGATTTTGCATACCACGCAATAGAAAGTTAAATTACGTTATACGGTGATTGGAATGGTCTATATTTCAATGCCTTATTAAGATTCTCCGCTTCTAAACCTTTTCTTTCGAGAACTTTTTCGGGGCGGAGTCTTTCTAATCTTTGCATCAATTCTTCAACCAATTTAAGTTTTTCATCTTTACCTTCAGTTAATAGGGTATTGTAATCTAATTTAACTTGACTGTCGGGAACTTGTAGGTCTCCTGAGAATTTACCCCATATTCTACCTAATCCTTCTTTTGAATATGCAATAAGGTATTTTCTAACCCAGTTTTGTGCTGGTTTATTTAATGAATCCCAAGTCAATTCTTCAGTTTCGATGTCGGATGGTAATTTAATAACATCTTTGTTTTTCTTCAAACAAGTGTCTCTATCTGTAGTATCATAATACCAATACCAAAGTTTATCTCTATTGTTTTGTAATGAACCAAAGTCAAACCTACCACCCGGTACGTTGTACAAGTGAACGATTTTGGTTCCGTTTGGACCCGCGGTAACACGATATGTTAAATCACCACCGATAAGACGGTTTTTGATATTTCTATCTCCCATTCTTAATAATAAATCAAATGCAGGTAACATAAAGTAAGAACCTGATGAACCTTGTTGTGCAAAACCACCAACACCACCGAACGCAACACCACCAAGACCACCAAAACCCCCTAAGAAAGGGTCAATGATTGAATCGGTCAATTCCGCACGGGTAAACCATAGAAGTTCATTTATTTCTCGTCCTGCGGGGATAACATACGTTTGAGTACCCGCAGATAATGAAACATAATCTTTTTTAAGTTCACTATCCCCACCAGTCTGTAAACCAACGATTTTAGAGTATGCATGTGTGTATTGTGTTTCGTAATCTAAACTTCTTGTTGTGAAAGCTCTTGTTAATGATTGAGTGTCAACATTTAAACCATACAAGGCGGACCATTGAGATTCAATTAACCAATCACTTACGTATTGTTCATATTCAGATAATGATAATTCTAAGAACGTATCCATCTGTTCTTCAGTAAGTTCTACACCTCTAACCGGTAGTCCTAATAAATGAAAAACTTGGGTATAAAGTTTTTGTTTATCGGCGTTTGTTATAATAGTTGCGCTCATATTTGTTTTTATCAATAAATATCTGTATTTTTAGCTTTATGGAAACTCGCGATTTAAACATAAAAGAAAGGTTAAAGGGTATTATTATTGACCCCTTATATAAAACGGCGGTGGATAGAGATAAAATGTTACAAATACAAAGAAATAATGATATTAAATTATTTATTTCAAAAGATATTATACGGATGTTGAAGGAGGTCTATGAACCGTTAGGTTTATGGGGCCAAAATCCATCAACAAAAGGAAAAAAACACGAAGGTGTGTTAAATGAAAAGGGAGAATGGCAATTTCAAAATTACTTCAATACCAACTATTCATGTCATGAAATTTTATTTAATAGATGTAATCATTTTATTTATAATCTCCATAAAAAAAAGAACGTTGAGTCTATTGAAATATCGGGAGAGGTTTTTTCATATAAAACTCCAATTGAATTTGACGAAAATGTTTTAAACGATGAAAAAGAAACTTTACGTAGAGTAAAACAATTACTAAAAATTATTGATAAGTATAAATTTCAAATTTTTTCACCGGGTAGTGAGATTTTAGAGAAATTAATTAACGTCTGTAAAGAGTCTAGTTCGAGAGGGGATAAAACACAAGAATTTTATCTTAAACATATAAATGATTTTTTTGACGATATTATCGATACAAGGGTTCTTGGTGGACACGGTAATTATGAAGACCAAAAAACAGGGATTGATGTATGGACAAAACATAAAGATGGAAAAACAATTTCACACCAAATAAAAGGTACTTGTGATTTATCTAAAACTGAAGACGGTTATTTGGTAAACTCGGCAATAAGTCCATCTAATAAATGTAACTTATATGTTTTTGTTTGTGAAAGTAAACAAATTGTCATTTTAAAAAATGATAAGAGAGAAATGGTTTTTGGTACAAATGGGGTATTTTTCCCGATGAAATTAAAATATGATGAAAAATTCTACAACCAATAATTTAACTGACCTTTTGACATTTTGTTTTAAAAACAAAGTTGAATTCGTTTACCAAAATGAGGAGGGTGAGAATTGCATTACTTACACAACTGAACCAAACAAACTTCTAACTATCAATATCACAAACACTGAGGATAAAAACTTAGATAAAATGTTGACAGATAAATTAGAAGAATTAAATCAACTCATTCAAGATTGATTGTGCGAAACTTTCTGAGAAGTCTCCATCACCCATTACTTGGTCAATAATATTCTTTTTCTTTTGTAACATGTTGTATACAATTTTCTCAATTGTATTTTCAAATATCGGGTAATAAACAATTACGTTTTTCTTTTGTCCATATCTAAATGCTCGGTCTTCCGCTTGACTATGGTGTGCAGGAACAAATGATAAGTCGTTCATAATAACAACCTCGGCTGCAGTTAAAGTAATTCCAACACCACCAGCAACAATATTCGATATGAAGATTTTAACTTTATCTTCATTTTGAAATCTGTCCACCGATTGTTGTCTTTTTTCCTTTGACATTCTACCATCTAATACAACAGAATTCTTTTTGTATTTTTCGTGAATCATATCAAGGGTCATTGTGAAGTTTGTAAAGACAATCACCTTTTTACCTTGTTCAATACATTTATCAATCAACTCACATGTGTAGTCAACCTTTTCATGAGCAATAACCTGTCTAACTTTCATTAAACGATTGATTGTTACCGATAAAGACTCTTTACTTTTGGATTCACTTGTAATCCTCATGAAGTCTTCTAATTCTTCGTCATAATAGGTACTTTTTAGGTCCAAGAAGACGGGTGCAATGATTTTATCGGGTAAGTCTAAGATATCTGTTTTTAAACGTCTTAAAACGATGTTTTTGGTTCTTTCACGTAGTTCATCCAAGTTAGTTGCACCACCCGTGTTCCATATCTTCTTTTTGTTTACCGTAAATTGGTAACCACCACAATATCTTTTAACGTAAGATTGCCAATTCAACGCAATGTTTGAATTTGAAATCTTTAATAGGTTATAAAAGTTAATTGGTCTTGATGTCATTGGGGTACCTGTTAATAACCACACTTTTGGTATTTTTTTCAAAAGGTCGTTAATTAACTTAGTTCTTTGTGCCGTTGTATTTGAAATATAATGGGCCTCATCGATAATCGCCAAATCAAACTTTTCATCAATTATTTGAGTGTTCTTTTGGCTGTCCTCAGTTTCATCAATTGAATGATAATTCTTAATTATATCATAGTTTATGATATAATAGTCAAATGTTGACCCCCATTTTCTACCCTCAACAATTAGAGATTTTCTATCAGAATAGTTTTCAATCTCTCTTTGCCAGTTGATTTTTAAAGATGCGGGACAAACAATTAGAATTTTTTTAGCACCACTTTCCAATGACGCAATAATGGCGGACGTGGTTTTACCAAGACCCATATCGTCTGCAAGGATAAATCTATCATTTGCTAACAACTTCTCAATTGCCTCTTTTTGGTGAGACAGTGGTGGTCTTTTGTCATATGGACTATAATCGATAACTCGATTTAATTTTTTTTCTTCTTGAATGATGGAAGATTTAGGAACCCACATTGCGTAGTTTCTTTCATTTTCCAAAACTCTTCCCCAAATATGGAAAGCTTTCTCACTATCACATAACAATTTTTCACACCATATCTTTTCAGGTCGAGTGGGTAAATGTCGTGACTCTTGTAGTTTCTCACCAAAATTTGAAGCAATATTGATATACTTTTTTGCAACACGAGGGATTACCTCATGGTACTTCATTGTATATTCTGCTTGAGGTCGAGTCAATTGGAAGTTCTTAACTTCAACGAACTTGTTTTTCCATTCCAAGAGTTGATTATTAAACCCTTCGTAATTTGTCAATATCTCCCTCGCTTCTATTTCAGGAATCATAATCTTTGTGTTATTCTAAATATAACGAATTAGAATCAATAAATGAACTATTTATTAAGTATGAAGAATAAATTACCAATCACCAGAATTAGTAAATTTTGGTCACAAACAGATTTTGATTTGAATGTCCAAATTGGACAGGAATATCTTCATGGTGATTTGGGAATGAAATTAGTTTTGTTTCGTGTTGATAGACAGAGTACTGACACAGATGAGGTTTACGCTGAGGTTGGTAAAGATGAAATTAAATTCTTACCACCTGTTGAATTTTATGGTTTAGTTAAGGTTGAAGAACCAAAAAATAATTCTTATAATAAAGGCGTGAATAGATATCTTGAACCGGGTAACATGACCGTTTCAGTTTACATTCAACATTTAGAAAGTTTAGGGGTTGACGTTAGTTACGGGGACTATATTGGTTATCCCGAATCTGAAGAGAGAATTAGGTATTATACTGTCACAAACAATGGTAAAGTAACGTCCGATAATAAACATAGTATGTTTGGTTATAAACCATTCTATAGAACAATAACTTGTGCTCCGGCTCAAGAATCAGAATTTCGTGGAATTTAATTATGGGATTACCTAAAAGAAAAAATAACATTAAAGTATACGGTGTGAACACTGGTTCAAACGCTGGTGATATCATTGGTAGAAGAAAAGAATTGTTGGAGAACATTACAAAGTCCGACACATATCTACCCGATTCTATTTTACACGATGACCTTGATTTAGGTATGCTCGATTTTGTTAAGTCGAACTTTAAAGTTATTTCCGATAGTGTACAGATTCCAATTGTTCCTAAAATATTAACGGTTCAAAGATGGGGTGAGTTCACAAATAATTGGTCATTTTCTGATGAGGATGGAAATATTAAATTACCTTTTATTGCCGTGGTTCGAAAACCCGACGTTCAATTTGGTACCAATCCCGCAATACAAAGAACAATTCCTGACAGAAGACAATTCTTCTACGCAACGGTTCCAACATGGGACGGTAACCAAATGGGTGCCGATGTTTATAAAATACCCCAACCAATTGCAGTTGATATTGGATTTGACGTGACTATTGTTTGTACAAAATTTAGGGACATTAATAAATTCAATAAAATTGTTTTAGAACATTTCTCATCTCGTCAAGCATATACCACGGTTAAAGGACACTACATTCCAATTGTCTTAGATAGAATTGAAGATAATACTCCTATGGATACTTTGGATGGAAGAAGATTCTACGTTCAAAACTATTCGTTCACTATGTTAGGTTTCTTAATTGATGATGAGGAGTTTGAAGTAAAACCGGCAGTTAATAGGTCTTTACTTATGACTGAGGTAGATGTTACTTCACACAAACAAAGTAATCCCACCATAGATTTAACAATCAATTGTAATTACAGTGGAGGTTCAATTGTTGCAGATTATACAGTTACTGCGAGTCGTCCTGTGGATAAAACAATACGAATTTCATTTACCGATACATTAAATGTGGTTTCGGGTTCAACTGTTCAAATCCCTGTAATAATCTTTATTGAACCTAAACAAACTTCGGGGACAATAAATTATGTTATTAATGATAACTATAATAGGTTAAATCAACAAAGTAATATAACTGAATTAAACATAAATGTAATTGGTAGAAGTAAGTACGATTATAATCACATAATCAATTCTACATTCGACTAATCCCCATAGATGTCTTTTTTCTTGGGAGTTTCTACGGATTTGTTTTCTTTACAAGTATCCTCAATCCATTTCTGAACAAGTTTGTAAATTTTCAAACCGTTTTTATCACAATGTTCTTTTAACATTTTGTGATGTTTTTCACTTACCTTAATGTTTTTCAGGGTATTTTCCACGATAAAGATAAATATTGATACGAAAAGATAAATTAGTATCTCTAATGATATTTTTTGAGAAAATCAAGGAAATCTTTGCTAAAAACAAAGATATTTATTGATAAAGAAATAAAATTAAACAACCAAACAATTAAAAAATGGCAAATTCAAATAGAGTTTTTGTATCTCCTGGTGTTTACACATCAGAAAAAGATTTAACATTCGTAGCACAAAGTGTTGGGGTGAGTACATTGGGGTTGGTCGGTGAAACCTTAAAAGGTCCCGCTTTCGAACCAATATTAATAACTAGTTTTGACGAATTCAGGTCTTATTTTGGAACAACGTCACCAGCGAAAGATGGTAACAACAATCCAAAATATGAATTACCTTACGTTGCTAAAGCTTACCTTCAAGAATCAAATCAACTTTTTGTAACAAGAATCTTAGGTCTTACAGGATACAAACCAAACAAAACATTCGCGGTTAAAACAATCGGTGGAGTTCAATTAGGAACTTACAGTGGTTCTACAACAGGTACAACCATTCCAACAGTAACAGGTGTAACAGGTAGTACACATTACACAATCTTATCAGGTTTAACTGCATATGACGGTACGACATTACCTAACTACCTTGTTTCAAACTATAGTGGTAATACTTCAGGTAATAACGGACAATGGTTTGTTATTGGTGAGGTTCCCGCATCTTCAACTTCTGGTTTAACAGGAACTGAGGCAACATCTCCTTTAACAGGTTTAGATAACGCAACTAATAACAATACTAAAGAATGGTATAATGTTGTAACAAACGCATCACTTACCGAAGTATATTCTTATTTGTTTGTTTACAACAGTGGTACAAGTAGATTCGATGTTACACAGTACACATATAACGCAACTCAAAACACCGAATACAACAACCAAGTTGTTTTAGCATTCAGGTCAAGAGGTTCTTATGTTGGTCAAACATTGACTTATGAAGTAACAGGTAACACTCAATTTGAAATTACAGGTTCAAGTTTGGCAACTAATCCACTTGCAGAATTCACGGTTAATGTAACAGGAGCAACAAGTGGTGGTAAAACTTTCACATGTAGTTTAGATAGTAGTTCGTCAAAATATGTAACTAAAGTATTTGGTTCGGATGTTTATGACAAATCAAAATCTGATTGTCCAATTTATGTTTATGAATCATACCCTAACTATTTAGCGGAAGCATACAAACAAGGACTTATTAAAGGTTTGAGTTTAACTGAAGTTTACAATACCGAAGGTACAAGTTTCTTAAACCAATGGGATACCCCAATGGCACCTACAGTTGTTTCTGAAGTAAGAGGTGGTAACGTTACAGATTTATTCGATGTTATTACAATCTCTGATGGTGAATCTGCGAACACCGAAGTTAAAGTTTCAATTATCAATATTGATGTTGATACAAAAGAATTCGATTTAATTGTACGTGATTTTAATGATACCGATGAAAATATCGTTGCTCTTGAGAAATTTACAAGATGTTCAATGAATCCAGAACTTCCGGGTTATGTTGCTAAAAAAGTTGGTACATCTGATGGTGAATATGAATTACGTTCAAGATACATCATGTTAAGTATGGCGGATAATCACCCAACCGATGCATATCCCGCAGGTTTCAAAGGTTACACAACAAACGCAACTTTTGGTGGTAGTAATGAGTTAGGTTCTGTAATGTACAAAACTAATTTCTACCAAGCAGGAGATACAACAGGTTATTTGGCTGATGGTACACCAATCCTTTCAACAGGAGATAAAGTAAGAAAAGTTTACTTTGGTTTGGCTAGTCCTACAGGTAGAGTTACTTATGATAATGACCTATTCAAATATAAAGGTTCTGCTGCCGCTGGTGCAACTAAAGGTTTCCACCTTTCAACAAACGCATCATCTATCACAGGTACAACATATACAACTACATCATATGACTTAGAAGGTCAAACAGGCGTTGATAACGTTTTAACAAATATTAGTTACCGTAAATTCACATTCGCTCCGGCAGGTGGTTTCGATGGTTGGGATATCTACAGAAACGTAAGAACTTATGGAGATGGTTACATTTTCGGTAAGAAAACTTATGTGAGTGGTAACACCGCAAATGGTGGAGTGTTTAGTACATCAGTTGGAAACAGTGACTATTACGCATACACTCAAGGTATTGACACATTTGCAAACCCTGAAGCGGTTGATATTAATATCTTCGCAACACCGGGTATCAACTTCTACGACCACAGTTCAATCACAGCTTACGCAATTGATATGACCGAAAATGATAGAGCGGATTCATTATATGTAATCGCATCACCAAACTACGGAACTGCAACTGAAGTAATTGACGCATTGGACGGAGTTGCAATTGATAGTAACTATTCTGCAACTTACTGGCCTTGGATTCAAATTAGAGACGTGGATAACGCAACTCAATTATATGTTCCACCAACAGGTGAAGTAGTAAGAAACATTGCGTTGACAGATAACGTATCTTTCCCTTGGTTCGCGGTAGCGGGTTACTCAAGAGGTTTGGTTAAATCAATCAAAGCATTTAAAAAATTAACTCTTGATGAAAGAGATGATTTATATAAAGCAAGAATTAACCCGATTGCAACTTTCTCTGATACAGGTACTATCATTTGGGGTAATAAAACCCTTCAAGTTAGAGAATCTGCACTTGATAGAATCAACGTAAGAAGATTGTTATTAAGAGCAAGAAAACTTATTTCAGCAGTTGCGATTAGATTGTTGTTCGAACAAAACGACGAACAAGTTCGTAACGAGTTCTTGAGATTGGTAAATCCTATATTGGATGCAATTAAAAGAGAAAGAGGTCTTTATGATTTCCGTGTAACAGTATCAAGTGACCCTGAGGACATTGATGCAAATACATTAAGAGGTAAAATCTACATTAAACCAACTCGTTCACTTGAATTTATCGATGTTGAATTCGTAATTACTCCGACAGGAGCATCATTTGACAATATTTAATAAAAAAAGGGAAGGTGTAAAAACCTTCCCAATTTTTGTTTTATGTTGAATAATATAAAAATAAAAGAATTATAAAATTACCCAGTATATATGCTCCAGTATTCTAGTTCTAGTATTTTATTATCTAGTTTTATTAATCTAGTTAATTTACTTCTAGTATCTAGTACTAGTATAGAGAAAAAATACGAAATTTTTTTGACATAATCAAGTATTTGGAAAGAAATTTTTATTTTTTTAACAACGACATATTTATAGGTAACAAAGTAAATAAAAAAAAATTAAAAACAAACAATAGACATGGCAGATTTATTAATGAAAATGCCGGTTCCTTACGAACCGAAAAGAGTCAACCGATTCATCGTTAGATTCCCTTCTTCATTGGGTATCAACGAATGGTATGTTGCATCCGCAGCTAGACCAAGTGCAAAAATTAACTCAGTTGCAATCCCTTTTATTAACACTTCAACTTATGTTGCTGGTCGTTTTGAATGGAATGAACTTAGAGTAACCTTCAAAGACCCAATAGGTCCTTCAGCATCCCAAGCGTTAATGGAATGGTTCCGTTTACACGCGGAATCTGTAACAGGTCGTATGGGTTATGCTGCAGGTTATAAGAAAGATATTGAATTAGAAATGTTAGACCCAACGGGAGTTGTGGTTGAAAAATGGATTCTTCAAGGTACATTTATCACAGATTTGAACTTTGGTGAATTGGATTATTCAAGAGATGACATCGCAAATATCACCGCGTCTTTACGTATGGATAGATGTATTCAAGTTTACTAATATTATTATAAAAATAAAATCTGTCAATATGAAGGTCTCTCAAAAGGAGACCTTTACTTTTTTATTTAAATTCTGTAGATTGTTATAGTTATAACAAAATAAATTATGGAAGAATATAGAATTGACCCCACGATTGCGTACGATGTCGTGGAATTACCATCAAGAGGTATACATTATCAAAACAAAAAGAAATCGGTTAGGGTTGCTTACCTTACCGCGGTTGATGAAAACATTTTATCTGCACAAAATTTAATTGCAACCAATGGTGTTGTTGATGAATTATTGAGAAGAAAAGTTTTAGATAGAGAAATCACACCGGAAGAAATAACCGAAGAAGATAAACAAGCAATCTTAATTTTTTTAAGAAATACAGCATTCGGTGCCGATTATACATTTTATTTAACGGACCCAAAAACGGATAAAGAATTTACTTCAACAGTTGATTTAAGTGAATTACAATTCAAAGAATTCAATTTAACACCTGATGTTAATAATGAATTCCAATATCACATGGATAAGTCAAATGTTGATATAACATTTAAATTTTTGACACCAAAACAACTAAAAGAAATTGATGAAATTGAAAAAAGTTGGAATGGAATTGGGGTTGCTCCTGTCGTTACCAAACAGTTAGAGATGATGATTAAAACTGTTTCAGGTAATAAGGACCCAATGAATATTAGAAATTTTATTGAAAAGTTACCTATCAAAGATTCTCAAGATTTTAGAAAATTCGTCAAAGAAAACAAACCCGGAATTAATTTAACAAGAAAAGTAATCGCCCCGTCAGGAGAAGAAATCAATGTAGAAGTTGGTTTTGGGGTGGAGTTTTTTCGCCCTTTCTACGGACTATAAGAAAAATCAATTAGACGAAATTTTATATTTGGTCAAAAGAGGGTTCGCTTATGGTGATGTCCTTACCATGCCCATTTATTTACGAAGATACTATGTAAACTACATTATTGAATTAGAAAACACTACTAAATAGTATTTATAGGTATGGCATCACTTAATATTTCTAACCAAGCAAAAAGTTTAGCTCAATCTAAAAGGTACCAAGAGTTTTTAACTATGGTGGCTAAGGATAATAGGGTTAGTCTTAATGACGCTAACGTGAAACAAGAAATTGATAATGCTTACGTGAGTTATAGTTCAGTTGCTCCAACTACGGGAAATGATGACAAGGGTAGTGGATTCAAAGAAACCACGAAAAGTGTTACTCAAGGAGCTAGTGATATTTTTAAAGGGACGTTAACAAACCAAAGTGTTTTACAACAAAATATTGGATACAACATGTCAAGTCTTCAATCAGAAGAGGCGATTGACTTTAGTTCAGTTTATAGTAGTATTGAAACATCTATTAAAAAAGGTGAAGGTGCCGTTAGTGTCATGAAAAACTTATTAGGTAGTTTACTAATGACTATAGGTGAACAAATCAATGACCAATTAGGTAAAGAGATTCAGTTAAGAAATAAAGTCAATTCCGAATTGGGGATGACGGGAGAATTATCAAAGGGTTTTAGAGATAACATTTTAGAAGCAGCACCCGCCGCGACCCAAATGGCGTTTAGTTTTGAAGAATTATCAAATTTTGCTGTAGATTTATCTAAAAACACAGGTAGAATGGTGGCATTCAATAAGGACACCTTAGTTGATGCACAAAAAACGGCAAGAGCGTTCTATGGTGATTTACGTTCACTTGGCTCGGCGTTAGATAGTTTTGAAAAAATCGGTACGGGAGCACAGGCGGCAATCACACAAATAGACAAAGCTGGTAAATCGTCTTTAGAATTAGGTTTAAATGCAAGAAAAGTTGTTGAGAGTCTTAGTTCTAATTTAAATAAAATGAATCAATATGGATTTAAAGACGGTGTTGAAGGTTTAACTAAAATGACACAAAAGTCCATTGAATTCAGAATGAATATGGATTCTGTTTTTAGATTGGCGGATGATTTATTTGACCCTGATAAGGCAATTGCATTATCTGCGGAATTACAAGCGATTGGTGGTACTATTGGTGATTTTAATGACCCACTGAAGTTAATGTACATGGCAACTAATGATGCCGGTGGATTACAAGATGCAATGATTGGAGTTGCGGGTTCGTTAGCCACGTATAACCAAGAGTTAGGTAAATTTGAAATTACAGGAGCGAATCTAAGAAAGGCAAAAGAATTAAGTAAACAGTTGGGTATGAGTATGGAAGACTTAACCAACACGGCAATTAAGTCACAAGAAAGAACTTCAGCTTCTGCTGAATTAATGTCTAAAGGTTTTGCGTTAAGTGATAAAGAAAAAGAATTCTTAACTAACATCTCAAGGATGGAAGGTGGTAAGATGGTTGTTGACGTTTCATCAATTTCAAAAGAGTTTGGTGGAGCACAACAAATTGCATTAGATGAACTTACCGAAACACAAAAAAACGTGTTATTGAAAAACCAAGAGGCGTTTGAAAAAATGTCCCCTGAAGAAATCGCGAGAGACCAATATACCGTAACACAAAATATCCAAAAAGATTTATCTGCAATGTTAACACTTGCAAAAGTAAATGCTGCTAAAGGTTTTAGGGGTGGTTTAGATGCGGTAGATAAGTTATTGGAAGAGAAAGCGGGGGATAAATTAAAAGAAACAACAACTGCAGCAGTTAAAGGACAAGAAAGTAACGTGGTTGCTGAATTTGTTAAAGGAGCGGGTGAAGAGGCCAGTAAATTAATTGCAAAGGGAGTTGCTCTTACCGGAGTTAAGGTCGATAATTCAACGCAAAATACCAACAATACCAACGGAACCACAAATAATGGTACGGTAACTACCGTTATACACAAACATTCACTTTCCGGTAGTGATGTTGTCACTGACTATACAAGAAGAACGTGGGACGAACAAATGGCGAAAACCAATCCACAAGATTATGCATCTGATACAAATTTATCAAACCCATTAAATAGAAAATAAAATTAAAAAACACCTATTTATATAATAAAAATAAATGCCAAGTTATTTAGATTTTAATAGTACTAAAGGTTTCAGGGACTTGTTGATTTCTCGTACCCTGAATAGACCCAATGGGCCTCAAACCTTTACAAGTAGTAATTACGAACTACAAAATTTAAGTAATTTTCCAAATATTGACCCGGGTGATGTAAAATCACAATGGGGAACATATTGGGGTTGGAGTTTTGGTGAAAATTTATATACCGTACCAAATGGTGTGGTTGAAGAATATACGGACACATCTTTACCGTCACTTACACTTTTAAATAATGGAATAATTGCTCAAGGTTATATTGATTCATTTGTTAAAAGTGAGACCAATTTGGTTAGTATAATGACAGGACAAAACTTTGATACAGATTCAAGGTTGATGCAATTTGCAACAAAAAACATTAGAGAAAATAGATTAGGTCCTGTTTTTGCGAGAGTTGAACAAAATTTAACGTCAAATACATTAGGTCGAGTTAGATTATTTGATGCGTTGGGTGGTAACACTGCGACCGCAATTAATTTAGTTACAGGTAGAGAACCTTTAATTGAAAAAAATTATAAAATTACAGTAGCAAAAACTTTATTAGGTAAAGGTGTTGATTTCTTACAAACAGTTGCCGGTGTTGAATTTCCATTTAGTGAGATTCCCGGTGATTATTTATCAAACCCAAAAAACCCAATACAGAACCCAAGACCTACCGCAAATACACAAGCAGGAGCAATTCTACAAGATGTAAGTGGAGTGTTAGGTTCTTTAATTGGAATCCAAAGAAGACCAAAACTTGGTAGAAAACCGTCCGATTTAATGATTGAATATATGGGAGAAGGTCAAAAACAAATTTTATTTGACCAACTATCATATTCAACTTACGCACCTAACTACACAACAACTGCAAGGTCTCAACAATCATCTAAGTTATTTAATTTTGTAAACAACGTTGCTCAAGGTGTTAAAAACGCATTAGGTATGGAAGCACCAAAAGGTGTTGCATATATTGGTGATGATAGGTCTACAGATGTAAAATATGCAATGTCAGATTTTAATGGTAACATGGTAAAAAGTAGTTACTATTTAAGTTTGATGTTTGATGAAGTGCAAGCGTCGTTATTTGAAAGAAAGAAAAATATTGGTGAAGGTGGACAAATCGGTGGTAAACTAACATGGATTAGTTCTAACTCACGAAATAAACTTGGTTTACACAACAAAGAATATCAAAGCGAAGCCAACCAATATAGTCAATCACTTTCAACAAAATATGGTTTCAGAGACGATTCTATTTTAGGTAGAACACAAGAACTCTTAGACTCAATGCCAAAAGATGGTCTTTCATCTCGTACCCACGTTGGTAACGTGATAGACCAAACAAGTAGAATTTTCAGAGAAGGAGATTCGATGTTATCGAGAGGTTCCGCAATTAAATACGTTGACGCATACGGTGGAGAAACTGGCGCTGAATTCTGTAGAGTATGGACTAAAGATAGGTCTTATATGAACTATTCAGACACGATGAAAAGAACTGCGAATATTCGTAAGTTCGATGATAGTGTTATGGGTGGAGACAGTAGACCATGGAATATTAACTACGCACCTATGTCAAGTGGTAGTTATGACCCAACAGGTAAAAACTCATTCGGAGCAAAAAATTCAACAAACATATTTGAACAAGGGGATGGATTTTATGCTAAAAAATATATGTTCTCAATTGAGAACTTAGCATGGAGAACATCAAATACTCCGGGATTCACCTATAATGACTTACCATACTGTGAAAGAGGTAATAATGGTGGTCGTGTTATGTGGTTCCCTCCATACGATTTAAAAATAAGTGAAAGTAACAACGCAAGATGGCAAGACAATACCTTCTTAGGTAGACCCGAACCAATTTATACATACCAAGATACATCAAGAAGTGGACAATTATCATTTAAAGTAATTGTCGACCACCCAAGTATTTTAAACCTTTTAGTTAGAGAATACTTTAAAGGAATGACCGATGAAGAGGCGGACAATTATATCAATGCATTCTTTGCCGGTTGTGAGGAATTAGATTTCTATGGATTAATTTTAAGATTTGCAAACTTAGGAGCGGATGATATTAAATTAATTCAATCTTATTTAGAAAAAGGAAAAGACCCTGATGTTATTCAAAATTACAAATATAACATACCACCAGCGGTTATTCCCGACCCAAATGCTGGACAAAATAATGGTAATTCGGGAAACAATTCAAAAGCGGAACCAACGGTTAAGGCGGAATTAAAATATGAAAATGATATTCCCGACCCAAAAAATGAGACAAAAACACCAAGAAAGTACACTGATTTATATTCAGAATATTCAGGTAAAACTAATTTATATGTAAATAAATTAAAAGACGCTTTAGTAACTTTATCGACTAAACCAAAAACCGAACAAATCAAAAAAGAGATTGGTTATATTTTTGGCTCTGCGGATGTTACCATTGATAGTGCAGCAATTGAAGGTCAAACAGGTAAAACGCAAACATATTTTACTGATTTAGAAAAAAATTATACAACATATAATAGTGAATTAGAAAAACTAAAAAATAGTCTTTCAGGAAAAACCGCACAAGATATTAAAATTAAAATACAATCTTCGTGTTCTTCAGTTGCGACCGAGTTTTACAATGAAAGTTTGGCACTAAGAAGAAGTTATTCAGTGATTCAAGATATTTTTGACAAAATTAAAAATCCGACAGCAACATCACCTACTGTAAAATGGATTGATAAGATTGTACCTACGGTTAGCAATTTATCACCAACAGATGTTGTTCAGATTACTAAAGGACAACCAATTACAATCATTAAGGAATATAGTTTTAAAGACTTAGGATGGGATTATGAAGGTAAAGTTATTATTTGGTCAAACAACTGGGGTGAAAACTTTACAGGTTCAGGTCCCGATAAAGATTGTGTTGGAAAAGAATTCCAATCAGATGTAGATTTAAAAATTTATACCCCGATTGCCGCATATTGTAGACAAACAACTTTTGAATTAGATTATTCAAAAACAACACAAGAACCACCAGCACCTACACCTACACCAAAAATACCCACAACTATCGACCCTGATGGTAAGATTACAATTAATCCACCAACTAGAAAGGTTCAAATAGACCCGTTAAAAAGAATTATCATGAGAACACTTTCTGAATGTTTTTATTTCAAAAAGTTAGAGGAGGATTCTCCCGTTCAATTTAAATCTTTAAAAGAAAAATTAAAGTATTTTCATCCAGGTTTTCACTCAATGACACCTGAGGGACTAAACGCTCGTTTAACCTTCTTATTACAATGTATTAGACCGGGAGACACAATACCAATTAAAGGTATTGCTGATGATACCGATTTAAATGCAAGAAATACATCATTTGGACCACCACCTGTTTGTGTGTTAAGGATTGGGGATTTTTACCACTCAAAAATTATTATTAGAGATGTTAACATTACCTATGATGAAGGTATTTGGGATTTAAATCCCGAAGGTATTGGAGTACAACCAATGATTGCAAACGTAACAATGCAAATATCATTTATTGGTGGACAAGGTTTATCAAAACCGGTAGAGAGATTACAAAACGCATTATCTTCAAATTTCTTTGCTAATACCGAAATGTACGATGAAAGGTCAATTGCAACAAATGAAACAATTGGAGGAAAGAAA